AATTTATTAAAGCTTTTTAATTTTGCTACAGGATTTGTTGCAGGTAAACAAGTATTAGAGTCATTAGTAGGCTTTCAATGTTTCTTGATTGTTAATATATTTGGATGGAGATTTAAAAATAATCCTAAAAAATTTAGATATAATGATATAACACTATATATAGCAAGAAAAAATGCAAAGACAGCTTTAGTTGGTATTGTATTTTTATTACTTATGCTTACAGAACAAAATTATAGTGAATTTTATTCTATATGTTTAACAAGAGAGCTTGCAGCAGAAATAAGAAAATCAATGGTTCAGATATTAGAGTCAAGCCCGTTGATTTCTAAACACTTTGAATGGTCAAAAACTCAAATTGGAAAGATAGAATGTACTATTACACACAGTTTCTTTCAACCTAGAACTGCCGAAAGTGGAAAAAATAACTCTATAAGACCATCAGCATTTGTATCTGATGAACATGGTAACTTTACTGACAATTCAAATTTTAGTGCTATGAAGTCAGGGCAAAGAAATGTTGTAAATCCTATAAGATTCAGGACCACAACAGCATATGCAGTTGATAATTCTATTATGGAAAATGACCTTGAATATATAAGAAAAGTATTCAAAGGTGAAGTAGAAGATAATAGAATGTTTGCAGTCCTTTATTATGCATATGAGGAAAATTTATGGAATGATATAGGCATGTATCAAGCAAATCCATTAAGGATAGAAGAAAATTATAAAATTATTAGAGAAGATAGAGAAAAAGCACTACAAAAAGAGGATGAAGTTGAAGAGTATTTGACTAAATCAATGAATTACTTTATGCCAGAAAATGCAGGTGAAGAATATGTAACAATTGAAGAAATTCAAGCATGTAAACTTAAAGAAGATTTTAATTGGGAAAACAAAGAAGTTTATATAGGCATAGATTTAGCTGAAACAGATGATAATACTGGAATAGCAATGATAACTTATAATGAAGATACTGAAGAGGTAATAGCTAAAACATGGGCTTTTATTCCTAAAAATAGAATTGAAGCAAAGTCTAAAAGGGAACATGTAAACTATAGAAAGGAAATAGAAAAAGGCAATTGTTTTGCATGTGGAGATGATGTTATTTCATATAAGGCAGTTGAAAATTTTATAATTAAGCTTCAAGGAGTGTATGGAGTAACTATAATTCAAATAGGTTATGATAGAAGAAATGCTTTATCTACTGCTGAAAAATTAGAAAGTGAAGGCTATGAAACAGTAGAGGTAATACAACATAGTAAGTTTTTGCATCCATCTATTAAATGGTTAAAAGAAATGATTTTATCAAAGAAATTTCATTATAATTCTAATAAATTGCTTGAAATTAATTTTGTTAATGCCAGGCAGACAGAAGATACAAATTTAAATAAGTATCTTAATAAGAAAAAATCAAAAGGAAAAATTGATTTAGTTATGAGCATTATAGACGCTTTATTTTTATTGAGGGAAAGTTTATTAAATAAGGTTAATTGTACTATACAAGTTATTAAGTAAAGAGGAGGTGTAATTTTGGCTTTCTGGAGTAGAAAGAAAAAAGAGGAAAAAAGAAGTGAAAATATATCAGAAGATGATTTCATAGGGCTTTTATTAAAAAGTGGACTATTTATTGATAATATAACAAGAGAAATGGCTGTAAATGTAGCAACTTTAGAAGGGTGTATAGAACTAATAAGTAATGCTGTGGCAATGATTCCTATAAGGCTTTACAAAGAAGTGGATGGAAAAGTAGAAGAGGTAAAAAATGATGAAAGAGTAACATTACTTAATGATGATACTAAGGATACTTTGACCTCATTTGACTTAAAGAAAGCATTGGTACAAGATTATTTACTTGTTGGTAATGGATATGCATATATAAATAAAGTTGGAAATAGAATAA